CCTGTCATTGGCTGAACGCCGCAGATATCGTATGCGATCAGATTTGGCATGGAGCGGCGAACCAGCGAGATGAGAACTGGATCGAACGTGTCGATCGAGCCGTCACCTGCTGTGGATGACGAAGCACCCATAGCGTTGGTTGGAGCAGCTTCGCCCAGGAGACCTGGAGCGCGATATCCGCCCGAACCGAATGAGTCTTCACGAGCTGCCTTCTCCTGGTTCTCGAGGAGCTGAGCAACTACGCTACGGCGATGAACGTCCTTAATGGGAGCCAGATCAGGATGTTCCAGGACTGGCTGCCACTTCTTCTGAATTGTCTCGTTCAGAGATTGCATTTTCTTATTTCTCCTAATTTACTATTACTTTTTGATGCCACGCGAAATTGCGGACATATAAGCAGCCATTTCAACTGGAACCTGCTTTTCAGCGACATCGTCGCCCACTGGTTCCTCATCGAGAGTTACGCTTTCGGACAAAGTCCCGGCCGAAGACTTTGAAGGGAAGTAGCTCTCACGAAGAGTAGCAATCTTGTTCTTGTACGTATTTACGTCTTCGAACTCAACTGCCTCAGAAAGTGATGACAACTTAGCAACTTGCGTATCTGTCAGGCCTTCTGAAACTTCTGCGAACGCGAGCTCGCGTTCGAATTCTTTGATGCGAGCATTGAGCTCAACATTCTTCTCGATTTCTTCGTTGACTGCGTTCTCGAGAGCTTCGACCTTACCAGCCAGCTCTTCAGCAACGTCAACAGCTTCATCTGGAATGTCAATGTAATGCTCTTCGAACAGACCCTTGAGACCAGTCATGAATGACTCTACGATCTCAGCCTTGAGTCCACGCTCGATAGCAACCGCATTCTGTTCCATCCACTGCTCAACAACGTAGTCGAGATAAGTGTCGACGCGCTCAACGAGTTCTTCGCTGATTGTAGCAGTTTCTTCTGTAAGCGATTCGTCGAAGTTAGACTCGATTGTTTCGAGCTGCTCGTTTACCTTAGCAAGAACAGCAGCTGTATAGACTTCTGTAGCCTTTGAGATGAACTCTTCAGAAACTTCAGAGCCGGCAAAGATAGCCTTGATATCGTCTGATACGTCGATATCCTGTGCTGTAAGACGAGCAATGCGAGGAGACTCTGTTTCTTCTGCAACACGTCCCTTTGGATTAACAGACGAACCCTGCATTGGGTTTGTCTTGTCGCCCTTAAAAGCATCGTAAGCAGCTGATACGTCTGCCTTCTTCATGCCTGTAAGCGCCTGGACCATTGCATTGATCATGCCTACCTTGGTGTATGGCTTGATTCCTGATCCCTGTGTCATTGGACCAGACTTCTCGCCCTGCTGGGCCACACCACCAGGAACTGCGGCCTGAACTCCAGTAGGGTCAGCGACCTCAGCGTCAACGCCGTAGCTCGCCTTCTTTGCTTCTTGCATGTCGAGCTTTTCGACATTTGTTTCCTGAACTGACATATTAATATTCTCCCTCAGGGTTGTAGAAGATTCTTCTAGTTTATTTATAAAAATGACTTCATTTAGAGTTTCTTGAGGAACTTATTGAATGCACTGAGCAGAATTGCTTCACGCTCTTCGCGAGTTCTAAATCCCTCGTTAATCTCAGACTTAATTCGAGCAACGTCTTTCTCAACGAGAATGCCGTTATCCCAAACCCACTCTTTGCCTTCCATGATTCCGTTAGCGAGTGCTTGTGGAGCCGATGGATCAGCAACGATATCTGCAGCCGTAGCAAGATAGAAGTCTTTTTGAACTTCCATGAGACCGTCTTTTCTCTTCATGAGAGATCCCATGCCACGAGAAGAGAACCCGAGTTTGGCTCCTTCTTTCATCAGATTCTTTACGATATTTCCGTATGGCGTATCCATGATCTTCACGCGACCGACGAAGTTATCGCCTTCCTGACGCAGTGACTTAATCATGTGTGATACACGCTCGAGATTGATCGTGGGTCCTTGCGGATGACCAAGCTCTCCGTATGCGCGATTCTGCTCAACGAACTCACGATTGTAACGTGCGACTTCGTTGGCTAGTGTGTCTGTAGGATATACTCGACCATTCTTGTTACCAATATTTCCCTGCATCAGAATGCCTTCGAGGAAATACTGCTTCTCACCTGCTTCATTAGATTCAGTAATGATCTGTAGATTTTCGTTGACTTCGCAGATGAGTTTCATTAGTATTGCGAGCCTCCTGTAATAGAAACAGTCTTATGTAACTTAAGAATAAGTGTGACTGGTCCTGTACCAACCTTAGTGATGACGACGTTAGAAGTAGCTTCTGCGTCTCCGTTATCAATCAGACGAGAATCCGAAAGATCCATAACGTGTTGTCCATCAGTCAGCAAGAGGATTGTATTCGCTCCGCGTTGAATTTGCCAATGCGCATTGTTTCCGCAAGACCACTCTGCTGAAATGATGTTCAGACGAGTAACAGTTTCTCCAGCAGAGTTTGCACCAATAGTAGCTGTTGGATGATTGAGCTTGATGAAACCGCTCTTATTGAACTTAGCGATAACCCATCCACCCTTATTGTGCTTGTTTACGATACCTTCAGCAGCCATCTATCACTCCTCGTCTTCTTGAGTGGAAACGATGAAGTCGAGAATCTTTTCAAACGATTCGATGTTTTCGTTTACAGCTGACTTAAAGATAACTCTGTTACCAGTATTAAGCTGCTCGTACATATCTACGAGAGCATTGAACGTGTCTTCGTTAATCTCGATGATATCACCGTTCAACAGTTCTACTGTGATTGAATCGTTACCAGACTCGCTAATGACTGGTTGATTTACGAAGATCGACTCACCAAATGTAGGAGCCTGTACTGCGGAAGGAGAAGTCTTAACTGGCTTGAAGTCACCCTGTGTCTTATCTGCACGAGTAAGTGGTGTCTTGCTTCCCTTGAATCCAGACTTGTCAGCCAACTTTGAAGTACCTTGCTGAACTGGAGCGCGATCGCCATTATTTGGCTGATGTTCAGCTTCCTTAGTTTCGCCGCCTTTGCTAGAAACAGGATAGTCTGTTGTCTGACGCGTATGTGCGTCATAGAAGTCTTCTTCGCCTTGTGCGCGTGGGCGCAGTGCTTTTGCTTCTGGATTATCGTCTTTTAGAGCTTCACGCAGTTGTCTGAACGTTTTCATCTGTTTCGATCTCCTGCTCTGCTGAGAGCTCTTCTTCTTGGGTGTTAAACATGTTAGAAGCGATCTCTACTTTTCTCAGCTCGAGAGCGTCTTCAATTTTAGCAGCAAGTGCAGAATTGATGGCGTCACGAAATCCGTTGGCGTCTTGATCTGCAGCAGCTTGAATAGCGGTATAAATCTGTTCCATGATATTTCCTAAATTGATGAATCTATTTATAAAAAACGATTAGATAACAGCAAACCATACAGAAGGCCCATTTCCAGCATTATAGAATGGTTCTGGATCTCTAAAATATATGTTCAAATTATTGCCATTATCTGTAGAAGTTGTACCTCCATACCAGGTCTGTTCGGGATATCCAATGATATCTCTAAAAACAGCATATGCTACTGTTTGTTTACTAGAGCCGCTGTATGCTAGAGTCGCTTGAGAACCTGCAGTAATCGCATATAACAACATAGTATCTCCCGATTCTCCATAAACGTCAAATGTAGTTACTGTATTAGTAGATCCCGATTCAAGATATAAATCTCTACCACGATTGTTTGGAATGCTTAAAGTTGCAAATGTATTGCTGCCATATATTCTACATAAACCAGTAGAAGTTCCGCTGAAAGTAACATTATTATATGTTTTTCCGCCGCCGTAAAATTCTGTTACACCAGTAGAATTGTAGCTCAATACTATATTTGCATTCTGTTTATTTAATGTGAGACCAGTTCCACCATCGTTTATGTTCCATGGCGCAGTATTTCTAGTGCCACCACCATTGGATAATGTCCAAGTGCCAGAACCCATATTTAATGTTCTAGTATTTGTGTTATCCGATTGCAAACCTCCTGCAGTAACATTATATGAGCTAGCATCAAAAGTACCATTCGTAAGAATTAAATCATTTGCTCCAAGATTCAAGTTATTTGCAAGAACAAAAGTACCACCAACGCCATTAATAGTTATATCATTAAAAGTCGCGCCGCCAGTATCGATAGTGTTGGTACCGCTTGTAGCAGCAAAAATTGACGTTCCAACAGTGTTCAATGTAGAAGCAGTGTTCGTTAAACTACCGTAAAATGTTAAACCTGTGGTACTACCTAAGTTAACTGTTGTACCACTACAGTTCAAAATTAATGTTTTAACTTGTCCGCCAGCACTAAATGTTGTTGTACCAGCTGATGTTAAAATGCTGAAACTTACAGCGCCAGATTCTCCTGCAGGATTTGTCGAACCAGCAGCTATTGTTCTAATCAATGTACCAGAATCAGTAACTTCAACTAACGGTGTTCCTGAAACAGTAAAATTAGTTGCTGTTATCATATTCCAAATGGTAGTAGCCGTCGCACCTGCCAAACTTAAAACGATTTTACCTGAAGAACCAAATGCAATCGTTCTGGCATTAGAATTAGATGAAGAAAATATGCCATAAATCGTAAAAGTATAGTTGTTTAAATCTAATGTACCATTAGTAAGAGTCACTGTTCTTGAAGTAGCAGTGCCTACATTCAACGCATGTTGCAATTGCCAAGTACCACCAACTCCGTTAAATGTGATGGGGAAATCTAATGTGTTACTGTTGTTTCCATTTAAATTGATAGTTTTTGTGCCGCTTGTTGCTGCAAATGTCATTACGCTTGTACCAGCTGTTAACACTGGAGTAGTGCCACCAACTGTTAAACTACCGTAAATTGTTCGAGGGTTATTATTTAATGTTATATCATAATTATCTATTGTAAGATCGCGTATAGAACCTGTTATTGTAGCAGTTGTTGTTGTTGCAGAAGACAATTGAATACTAAATGAATTAGATTCTGTAGCTCCAGCGTTGTTCATACTAAAAGCTGCCGTACCACCAGTTCCTGTTAGCTGAATTAATGGATTAGTACCAAGAATAGAAAGATTAGTTGCGCTTGATGTATTCCAAACTGTAATTCCAGACAACGTCATAATAATTTTAGAAACACTACCAAAATCTACAGTTCTAGTATTAGTATTAGTGCTGGTAAATCCGCCATAAATTGTTAAATTGTACTCATTAAGATCAAGCGTACCTTGACCTAATGATACTGTTCTAGAAATAGCAACACCAATGTTAAGATTGTGAGTTAATTGTACTGTTCCGGTTCCATAATAATTAAAATACACATCACAATCTATGGTATTGCTTGCGTTACCATTCAAATTAATTGTTTGAGTTCCATTCGTGCCGGCAAAATAAAAGATTTGACTTGAACCGGTTGGTGGATAACTAATCGTAGGATTTGTTCCATTTACAGTAAAATTTCCGTGACACATTTGAGGACCTGGAAAATATACTGTTATATTATTGTTTTCTATAGTAAGATTATTATATGCTTGACCACTGGCAAGAGTGCCAATATTGATTGTTCCTGCTGTAGCTGCAATTTCCCAGTTCATAACAGACGCGCTTCTGTCGCCCGATGCTCTTGCAGGAAAATAAGTTCTCGATGTTGCAGCATTGCTTCCTAAAACACGAACAGTAACATTCCCATCTGTAGGATTTGCTGGTGCACCAATGTTTCCGTTAAAAACAGTAGCGGTAGTATCAAGCGTCAGAATGATTCTGTTTGTGGTTCCGCCTGTATTATTAAAAGTCATGCCGCCGGCACTCTGATCCCAAGTGCCATACAACGTGAAATCATATCCATACAAATCAAATGTACCGCTCGTCATTGTAATGGCACGAGAAGTAGATGTACCAACTGTTAATGCGCCGCCCAGTCTCCAAGTACCACCTGCACCATTAAATGTTAGTGGGAAATCAATCGTTTTACCGTTTGTTGTAATAATTTTTGTACCGCTGGTAGCTGCAAATGTGGTTACAGATGTACCAGCAGTTAGTGTTGGATTACTACCATTAATTGTAAAACTACCGTAAATAGTTCTCGCACCATTACCCAACGTAAAACTATTGTTTGCAAGAATTAGATCATTAACAGAGCCAGTTAAAGCTACTGTACCTGCAGTAGTGTTTAGAGTAACGCTGATTGAATTAGCTTCAGATAATGCGCCTAAAGTAACAGTTTTTGTAGTAGCGCCGCCGCCTGTTAACTCTAATAGCGCAGTTCCGGAAACAGTTAAATTAGTAATTGTAGACGTATTCCAAACTGTTGCAGTAGAAGCAGATGTAATTACTATTTTACCTGTACCAAAATTAATAGTTCTAACATTTGAATTATTACTTGCAAATGTATCACAAGTAAATGTGTACGATCCCAACGCAAAAGTGCCATTGGTTAATGTTGCTGCGCCTGTAATTGTAGCTGCATCTTGTAGAGTCCAAGTACCGCCTACACCGTCAAATGTAAATGCAGTAAACGATTTGCCATTTGTTGTAATAGTTTTAGTTGAAGTACTAGCAAATGTAATTGTGCCAGTATAACTTTGCGTGAAGTTAGTCGCAGGAACAGAAAAATTACCATATACAGACCACGCAGAAGATCCACTAAGCGTCATTGTTTGATCTAATCCGCTGACTGTTAAATCTTTACACACGGCTCCTGTACTAACCGTTACAGTAAATCCTGTTCCAGAGTCTGATGCGGCATCAAAGTAAACATTAGTTCCTGCTTTCGGAACTCCCGCGTTTGCAGTACCACCAGAAGTTGTAGCCCAATTTGTTGACGATGAGTTATTCCAAGTTCCTGTTCCACCAACCCAATACAAATCAGTAGGATCAAGAAGAAGAACAGATATAGTCACATCATCAGCAACTGTAGTTACAGAAGCAGTTTCTGAGTAATAATTAAATTGAGATGTTAATGTCGTAGATGATGTCGAAACTACAGTAAATGAACCAAAGCTCGCTGAAGGATAGTTACCATTGCTTACAGATTCTACCAGTGATTCCGAAGAGTACGTTCCGCCAACAGAAAATCCATATCCTGAAGATATAGTAGTTGGAGAACCTGTGCTTGGACCTATTGCAGCAGTTCCTATTACAAGATAAGACAGTTCTGGGCTTACAGTTGTATCTGTAGTTGTTTTTGTAGCATATGTTAATGATGTTGTGCTTGTAGAAGAAGTATCTGTCGTAATACTTGAGTCGCTAAATTCATCTAATCTTAACGCGAGCAATCTGGCTCTACGGCAGTTAACCGTAGTACCAGCGCTTCCTGAAGAAAATTGCAATGTTATAGATTTTGATGTTGCGGTTAGAGAACCAACAGAGGCTTGCATCAAACCAGAAACGTAGTTTGTAATATCGTTTGATCTGGCTGCTGCTATACTATAACCTGTTCCACTATAAGTTATTTGAGAATTTACAGTAACAGTTGTTGAAGATGATCTTGTTTCTGCAGAACCTAGAATAAGATAATTTCCGGTAGTTGCAGGTGTAAATGTTAGCGTTGTTGCTGTAGATAAAGATGTGCCTGTTGTTGAAGAATCTGCAGTATTTTCAACATATGCGTCTGCTGCTGTCAGTTTGATAGCAACAATTCTTGCGTTTTTTATGCCAACACTATTAGTAGCAGTTTCTGTTCTATACGTTAAAGTGACGCTCTGACTAGTAGGTGATGCGCCAAAAGTTTCAAACGCAATTCCAGAAATGGTAGCAAAGTCTGTCGTATCTTTTGATTCAAAGTTACTTGTAGAGAGTGTAGTTCCTGCGTTATTCTTTAGTGTTACGATATTATCGTATGTTGTACCAGTCGTAGCTTGAATGTCCGCATTCCAGATATACACATATGTGCTGCTGGCGTCAGGAGTAAAAGTCAGAGTAACTTTTGTTTGATCTGATGCTGTAGTTGTAGTGCTTAATGTTAAACTTTCAGCATATGTGTATTTGCGCGCTTTGCTAGGCATCACTTATTCCGATTAAGATTCTTGTGCAACTGCAATGACATCCCATCTAGAATCATCAGAATTATACAAACAACCTACATACAATGTCTTATTGATTACAGTAGTTGTTGGTAATGTAATTCCGATTGCTCTAAATGATTTAGCTGAACCTGTTGTCCATGAAATCGCTCTTGCTGTTCCATTATCTTTAAATCTAAAAATTATTTTTTGCCCGTTGTTGGGTGATCCAGAATCGGCATTAATAGTAAGAGCCGTAGCTTGTGCTGTAGCAACATATTGATCAAAACTATCACTATTCCAATTTAGTGGACTAGAAATGCTACTGGTAGAACTTACTCTAGGAACATATTTTAGAGCGCTGAGCGTAGTATTTCCTGTTACAACAAGATTTGTTACAGAAATAGATTGACCGTTAGTAAATCCACCGCCGCCGCCTCCACCTGTTGAACTGAATGTAATTGTATCAGTTGAAGGATTGGCTGCAATCGTAATACCTGAACCAGCAACGAATGTGAGTCTGTCACTTGTTGAATCAGCTACAACTACGTTTGAACCAACAAGAATTCCAGAAAACGAATTAGAAGAAGAACCCCCTCCAGCAAGAAGATTTGATCCTACACCGCTTGATGCTGCGCTGATATCAATGTATGCTCCACGATTAGAACCGCCGTTTTCAAAAATTCTAAGTTTGTTTTGATATACGTCAATCGTTACGCCGGCTGCCAAACTTGTATTTGTATCTGGTTTCTGAAGGAAAATTTCGCCACCTTCGTCTCCATTGTGATAAACTGACTCAAGGTTTCCATTAACTTTGATACTGACGCCATCATATATAAAATATTGACTGCCGGTAAGAGTGTTAGAAGAATTTCTATAAAGGATTTGATTAGCGGCACCAACATCATTAGCTTTTGTAGCTATATACGAATTCGTATTTGCCAATATAGATTTAACATAGCTGTTAGCAGCTGCATATGCTTTTGTTGTGTATCTTGCTGCTGCGTTAGCAACTTGCAATCTATCGCTGATGAGTGTGCGAAGCGCAGTGTTTGTTGAAGTTAAAGCCGCCCATGTTGCGCCACCACCGCTTGCTGATACTGAAGCAATATATGCGTTTGTATTAGCAAGAGCTTGATTGAATGTTGTTGTGCTTACTTTGGTAGCAATGTAAGCGTTCGTATTAGCCAAATATGTTTTAACATTAGCGACCTGCATACGATCGCTAATCAGCGTGCGAATAGAAGTGTTCGTTGAAGTTAGGGCAGACCACGAAGCGCGAGTCGCAATGTAATTGTTAGTATTAGCAAGAGCAGCGTTAAACGTGCTTGTGTTAACTTTAGTTGCGATATACGCATTAGTATTTGCTAACTGAGATTTAATAAAAGAATTGGTGTTAGCCAAATATGCTTTTGTATTAGACACTTGCATATATGACTTTGCGTTAGCGACTTGCAATCTATCTGCAATAAGAGCTCTTAGAGCAGTGTTAGTGCTTGTTATAGAAGACCAAGTCGCACCTCCAGAAACAACAACGCTGTTTATGTAAGCATTTGTATTTGCAAGAGCTGCATTGAATGTGCTTGTATTTACTTTTGTAGCAATATATGCATTCGTATTAGCTAGTTGTGAATTGATAAACGAATTAGTGTTAGCCAAATATGCTTTTGTATTCGCAACAGACATTTTCTGTGCGATGTATAGATTAGTGTTGGCTAACGTAGACTTAACATAAGAGTTCGCTGCTGCATATGCTTTTGTTGCGAACTTAACATTTGCATTGGAAACCTGCAATAAATCAGTTCTAACTAGATTTGTTCCAACGCCAAAATCAAGAGTAGAGATGTCAATATATGCGCCACGATTAGGTGAAGCAAAGTCAAAGAAACGAAGTTTGTTTTCGTAAACGTCAATTACAACGCCACCTAACGAACTACCAGTGACAGGAGCTGCTAGATTTAGCTGTCCACCTTCTGATGATCCATTACCAAACTGATTGTCAATCGTCACTAAACCATTGAATGTCGCGTAACCAGTAACAGTCGTGTTGCCGGAAACATTTAGGTTCTGCGAAATCGTTGCACGACCAGTGTGCGCTAACAATCCAGATGTTGTTGGGTTTGATTTGGTTGCGTATGTTGCAACTGCGTTGGCTACAGATAGTTTGGCTGTATCAAGCGCACGGATAGCTGTGTTCGTTGCTTTGAGTTCAGTCCATGATGCGCGAGTTGCAATATACGCATTAGTATTAGCCAACTGAGACTTAATAAATGCGTTAGTATTTGCAAGATATGCTTTCGTATTAGCCACAGACATCTTGGTACCAATAAGATTGGTGACTGTGACAGCAAATGATGCATCATTGTTTAGAGCATTTGCAAGTTCATATAGAGTATCAAGCGCGCCTGGAGCTGAGTTAACAACAGCAGCAACTTTTGTGTCAACATAGCTTCTAATAGCTGTATTGGTTGATGTCAATGCTGACCATGTTGCGCGAGTACTTATATACGAATTGGTATTAGCCAATTGATTCTTAATAAATGAATTGGTGTTCGCTAACGCACTATTGAATGTAGTCGTGTTTAATTTTGTAGCAATGTATGCGTTTGTATTAGCAAGCGCGGCACGTTCAATTGCTTTTGTTTGATATGTTGCAGAAGCATTGGCTACTTGCAAACGATCGTTGATGAGTGTACGAAGTGCAGTGTTCGTAGAAGTAATGGCAGACCAAACAGCACCACTTCCGCTTGCTGATACTGAAGCGATATACGCATTCGTATTTGCTAATGCGGCATTAAATGTTGATGTGTTGACTTTAGTTGCGATATATGCGTTTGTGTTGGCTAATTGCGATTTAATAAATGCGTTCGTATTTGCCAAATATGCTTTGGTGTTCGACACCTGCATATAAGAACGCGCATTAGCAACTTGTAATCTGTCGGATATTAGTGTTCGAAGGGCTGTATTTGTAGAAGTCAGAGCAGACCATGATGCTCTTGAAGCAATATACGAATTTGTATTTGCGAGTACTAATTTTACATAAGCATTAGAAGCAGCGTATGCTTTTGTGGTATACAGAGCGGAAGCGTTGGCTACTTGAAGATATGTAGAAGTATTCCCGCTTGTTTCGCCAAATTTCGCAAGTCTAATTCCACCTGCGGTAACTCCATCGTGAACTCTTAATGTTTTATTTGTAGTATCAACAGTAATCTCACCATTCGCTCCTGTGAACGAAAGATGTTGAGTTGCTGTTCCTCTTCTGAATTTAACTTCAATTGACATTAAAGAGTTCCGTAATCTCTGTTAAGTTCTATGTCCGCCGCCGTAACTATAGAACCATAATCAAACGATTCTGCTGCATAACCTCCTCCTCCAACGCCAACTGTTGCGGCTACTTCAGCAATGTATGCGTTCGTGTTAGCAAGTAGAAGTTTTACGTATGAATTAGATGCAGCATATGCTTTTGTAGCATATTTAGCGTTGGCATTCGCGACTTGTAATCTGTCAGATATGAGTGTGCGAAGGGCTGTATTGGTAGAAGTTAAAGCAGACCAAGAAACACCACCAGATCCAGTGCCAGTGCCTACTTTAATTCCGTTGGTAAAATACGTTTCATTCGGAAGAACTAAACGATTACCATCTGAAGATATCTGAACGTTACCTAGATACAATGTATTGCTAGATAGATACAGCGTACCAAAAGGACTACTTGGCGAACCAATATTTACAGGCGTGTTTGATGAAGGAACTATAGTACCACTTACAGTTAACGTTCCTACAGAAATATTGCTAGAAGCACGCCATTTAGATAGCTGATAATCCCAAACTAATGATTGTCCATTTGCTGGAGTTTTGACCGAGTTGTAATCTACATCGTCCAGGCGATGCAGCAACACTTCGCCAGAGCCGGCGGATCCACTGCCAGTTGCTGCATTGAATGCAATCTTGGAAACACGACGATCAATATCTTGTGTGAACTGATCTAGTTTCTTTTCTAGCTTGATTACATCTGCATCAGAGCCAGGGTCACCCTTGTCACCCTTATCGCCTTTATCTCCCTTCTCACCTTTTTCGCCTTGCGGACCTACGGCACCAGGAGCACCATCTTTACCGTCTTTTCCTGGAGCTCCGTCTTTTCCGTCTGTTCCATCGCGTCCATCACGACCATTGGTTCCAGCAATACCTTGCGGTCCTTGTTCGCCACGCTCTCCAGGCTCCCCTCGTTCACCAGGAATACCTTGCGGTCCTTGTTCGCCTCGTTCACCTTGATCTCCTTTGTCACCTTTGAGACCTGGATCTCCTTTTTCACCTTTGTCGCCTCGTAGTCCGCGTTCTCCATCTTTTCCTGGCAGTCCTTGATCACCTTTGTCACCACGCGGTCCAGGCGCACCCACTTCTCCTCTATCACCCCTATCTCCCCTTTCACCTTTAGCGCCGGGAACACCAACTTCACCGATTATTTTACCTAGATTAGAAAATGTTCCATCGCTAAATTGAATAACGAGGTTTTCATCAAGAATGCGTGCGTCGACGATGCTACGACCGTCGCGCCCATTTATAGCTTGTGGGATTGTTATAGAATTGATTTGCTCGATAAGCTCAGATCGTACTTCTTCAATCTCAGCTTTAGCGAGCTTAGAGGCAACAGAAAGTAGCTTTGCCTTTTCTAACTCGTTCATAATCAATCATATTCCTTGATCTCTTCTAAGCTGTCTAAATCTTCTTTCGAGACTTTTTCAATTGCACGAGTCATGTTTTCAATCAGTTTCTTGTCTTCTTCACTCAATGGCTTAGGAACAAACGGAACTACTTCTTCTTTTGTTGCTACTTTCTTAGCGCCAGGAATATCATGTTTTACTTTGATCTCAAGTTTCTGTGGCGTTGATTTCTCTTTTTGTGCTTGCTTAGCTTGATTGTTCGCAGCTTTCATCTCAGCGTCTTGCTGCATCTGTTGCTGCTGCATCTGAGCTTGCGCTTGTTCTTGTTCTGCAGCAGCTTGCACTTCGCCCTCTGCAGACATCTGCGTGTCAATCTCTCTAATTTCTTCATCTGTTTGATGCAGAATATTTTTGCGAATCCACTCTACGGAATAGTATTTGCCAACATATGCGTCTACAAGCCCAAGAACAGCAAGACGATTATTCATCATGTCCTGTTCTTTGATTTCAGCGTAGTAGTTATCGCGCTGGAAATCATACTTGATATCGTTCTTCATTTCCCTCCACTCTTCGCGGGTCATTACACCCTTGAGGAGCAGCTGGATTTCTAACAGATTATCAAATAGATGCGTGAAACGATCGCGCAGACGTTCAATGAACTTAGCGAACTTGATTTCGTCGCGTGTGATTTCGCCTTGTCTTCCAAGCGAGAATTGTCCTTCCGGCTCGAGGCGAGAAACTGGAACGTTGAGAGACTTATACAACTTCTTGCGGAAGTAATCTACGTCTTCCATCTGTCCCAGATTCTCGCCACCAGGAAGGGTCGTGATTTCTGTACCACGACCACCTTCACGACGTGGGAGCCAGTAGTCTTCCAACATCGTCATATATTTGCGAACGTCTTTTACTTCGCCAGTATCTGCGTCATACACGAGACGGTTCTTGTGTCGAACCATCATGTCACGTACATACTGTTCCGCTTTTGCTTTTGGTAAGTTACCTACGTCGATGTAGAAAATGCGACGCTCGGGAGCGCGCGCGAGACGATAGATAACGACAGCATCTTCTAGCATTCGCAGCTGATTAAGAGGCTTGATAGCTTTGTGAAGATGCGACAGAATCATTCTGTTACGAGCATCTAGCAGTCCGCTATGAATATAGCAGACAGAGTCCTTCGAAATCTTTACGCCCTGTGTCATCGTGCCGGAAGCTAGACCAGCTGGATTGAACAGATAGTACTCTTCGAATGGAGGCGCGATCAGCTTAGAGTTTTGTCCAACAACAGGAACTCTGCGCATTGGTTGGCGTACTTTACGAATACGACGCGGATCAATGTAGCGAAGCTCTTGAATACCTTTGCGTGGATTCTTCGTGTCTACCATGATATGATAGAACATACGACCGTCAACATACCAGCGACGGAATATTTCGTATGCAAGATTGTTGAAGTCGAGAAGCTTCAATATCTCATTGAATTCTTCTTCGATTCTTTTCTTTACAGAATCTGGCTGCTTGAGATTGTCGAGATTGAGCGTGATTGGCTCATCTTTTTCGTCTGTGATGATAGCTTCGTTGACTACATCATCAATCGCAGACTCGCATTCTGGATACATAGCCATGTCACGATAACGTGTGACAAGCTCCGCTTCATTCTTAGCGGAACCTTCTAAGTCAATATATGTGCCGTAAGCGCCTCCAGGCGCAACTTCCATTGCACCATCAAGATTTGGCGGAGGAGCAAACGACGGTACTTCTACCGCACGCTTTTCTGCATTATCCTCCGCCTTACCAATGCGGAAGCCAAATAATTCGATCGCCATCTAAATTCCTTCAAATTTAATTATAACAAAGAGGCGATCAATTAACTGTCGATCACCTTATTGTTGAGATCTCTATCAACAGTCCAGTAATCGTACGCAAATTCTACCGTGAACTCTTCGATTGTGTCGGTCGTTTCCCAGTTGAGATCAATCGTCGAAACATTGATTGGGAAAATATTGACGAACGTATATTCGCGAGTTGGAATTGACGTGTCGCCGGAAGCAGCGCCACCACCAAGAATGCCGGTCTTAGCAAAGTGGCGAACAACTGCTGTCGTGCGATATGTAGCCAATCCAGACTCGAAGATCATTGAAGGATCGCGAAGATTATTCTCATGAGAATTGATGTAAGAGCTCCACTTCTCGAACGCATGGCGTACGAGGAAGTCCTCGTCGTTCATTACTGTAACAGTCCAGTTATCAAACGTTCTGTTACCAGCCATTTTTACTTTGCGTCCGAAGTAAGGTACTTCGATCTGACCTACTGTAGAAGCAGGAATCGAAGAAGCCTTACATACGAACCTGAATTGATTTTCAGCAGCTGCTTCGGCGATTCCTCCAGGAAGTGTCATGAACACTTCGAAGAGCGAAGGACGAGCGCCTCCGTAAGGAAGTCCTTGAGCAGCGAATGTAGAAACATTAAAGGGCATTGGATTATTTCTCCCTGTTTATTATTATTTATTCGCTATCTTAGAACTTTCCTACGATTTCACTAAACTCTACGCCAGTACGAACCGCTACGAAGTTGAGCTGGATAAAGTTAATTGAACGAGCGGGCTTGATGTAGATGTCGCCAACAAACTCGTTGCGATCAATAACTTCTGGCGTATTGTTTGTTTCGTCGCAGACTACGCGGAAGTCTGTGATACCACGACGACCCTGAACGTCACGCAGGAATGGTTCTACTAGAGCCTTGAACTGAGCACGAGTGAACGCATCGTTGAACTCGAACAGAGTGTACTTGGCTGCTGTAGCAATCGCCTTCTCGAGAACAATGAACAGACGACGAACATTGATGCGATCGAAAGCAGATGGCTTTGAAAGCAGCGTCTTATCACCGTACAGTACAGTTCCTTCGCCTGGGAACGAAACGATTGGATTGATTCCGTTCTTATAGAGCTGATCGCGATCCGTCTTGTTTGGATTGTAAGCCATACGGAACACGTTCTTGATCTGACCGCGGTTGAAACCTGCTGGAGAGAACCATGGATCGCGCTCTGTATCAGTGCGAACCATCGTACCAGCGGTGTCACCGTTTGCAGGAACGTAACGATACAGATCGTTGTACTTATCGTACTGATACTTCCAACCCGAATCGAGTACCGCATAAGAAGACGATGGCAGAGAATTACGGAAGGACACAATGTCGTCTACTTCTGCACCCGAGTATGCTGAGTTATTTACTACGTCAGCCTGACGAGGTGAGAATACTGCAACGCAATCCTTACGATATTCTGCGATGTTGTTGATTACGTGTACAGCGCGAGTCACTGTAGAAGCACCACCGAGAACAATCGAAACATCAACTTCTTCAGCATTCTTGAATAGATTGTATCCGTTGATGTAGTCTGCTTCACGCGGCGAAGCGCCATCGCGACCAAGAACAAACGAAGCGTTGATAGGTCTCGATTGAGTTCCTGCACCGAACGAAGAAGCGGTGGATACCGACTTACCTGCGTTGGTGATTCCGGTCAGATGAGAAGCCCACCATACCCACTTAGAATTCTGATTTACATATTCCTTGTAGTAGATGTTTGTTCCGTTTTCGCTCTTGGCATCAGAAGCCTTAGATACGCTCTCGAATACTTCAAGAACAGTATTTGCGATTCCAGAAATCAGACCATCTTCGTCAACAACTACGATGTGCATCTCGTCGCCAGATCCGCCGGCGCGAGTTACGCTCGCAGAAGATCCTGGAGAAAGATTTACGCGATCGCGGAACTCCCAACGACGAGTTGTCGTCTGTCCCGTTACGGTGTTGCCAACATACTTAGATTGCAGAGTTAGAGATGTTGCGTTTGTGATAGAAGCAACCTTAAGCTGCAGTCTATCTGGACCAGCAACAAGAACGTCACCTACAGTAAGC